CATTAGTTGCATCTGCATCCCATTCAAATACAGATCCATTAACAATTAAAGCAACTAACGTACTTCCTAAATTATCTAAAGACCATAAACCAGGTTCTGCAACTTTATCCGTAGACGCTGCAGCTTGACCCCATGCTGCATAGTCACTGGTATTAGTAACTGTGGCACCATCAGAATGAGCAGCCCGAGTTGTTCCTCTAGCCGCTCTCGTAATTCCTGTTAAAGTTGTAGTTCCTGAAACTCCGGTATAGGAAATTTCTTCAGTTCCAACTAAAATATAATTTGTTCCTGTTGTTGGGAATCCTGTAACTGAATCTAAAACAATACTGGTTCCTGATCCACCTGTTCCGTAGACATTATCTCCTAAAGCTCCATCTAAAGTATTAGTTTGAGGATTAGTTACCGTACCACCAAACTGAGATATACCCCATCCGTAAACTCCAACCTGGTCAGCTGGACCTACGTGGTAATATCTATAATAAGTTATTCCTCCCGAAGTTGTGGCTCCTGAATCAGTTTCAGTAGCTCCGGCATTAATAGTAATAGTGTCATTAGTAGGTGCGGATAACACCATAAATTTTTTATCACAAAAAGTATCAGCATCAAAAACAGAGTCAGTAATAGAACTAAATGTAGATGAATCTCCAAATAAAATTATATCTCCAGCAACCATACCATGAGCGGAACTAAAAGTTACGGTAACAGTGGTATCATTATTAGTAGTAGTAAATGCGTTAGTAATTGCAGTCCCTGATGGATTAACTAAAGGATGAATATCATAATAAACTCCTCCAGAATATACATATAAAATTCTATTGGTTCCTAAGATAGCATATTTAATACCCTCTTTATTCACCATATGATGAAGAGCTCGGGTTGCACCCGTCAACTTCTTATCCCCTAATGAAGACCATCCTCCTATTTTTTCAGGAGTACCATATCTAAAACGTACATTTTCACCTCCTGTCCATTGAGCTTCTGCTCCTGTAGGAGTGATTTGTTTATTAAATCCGGGTAAGAAACCTATTTTTTGTAGCATAATAGACCTTTATATAAGGGTTTTAATTCTTTTGGTAGTATAATATCAAATAAAGAGATTGGCAACAATTGATATTCTGGTGTTTTTTGGATTATACTTCTATTTTTATATTCCCTGATACCGTTATTCTATAGTCATCTACTTCATAAAAAGGATAGACGCAGTGGGCATAAGAAGCTGGAAAAATTAACATTGATTGCTCCCAGGTTTTATCTACAAAAAAATTTTGTAATAGTAATGGGTTGAAGTGATCAAACCCTAGAAACTGCACAACACCAGGTAAATTTTGTGAAGCTTTTTTACCCGGACCAAGTCGTAATTGATCTTCAATTAAAAAAGGAATCTTTATAAATATTATAAAAGAAAATATTCCACTATGGTTATGTATAGGATTAAATTCATTCTTTTTTTGAAAGTTAACCCACAAATTTTTTAATTTAAAAGGTTTGTTAACACTATTACAATCATATCTTTCATTAATTATCTTAAGTAATTGAGACTCCGTCCCAATAATTTTTAACAAAAAAGGTTCAATTATAGGAATATGTTTATCTAAATTATATTCTTCTTTTATATTTCCAATCAACTCGTGGTTAGCTTCTTTTGATTTATCTTTTATAATCTTTTTTAATTTTTTAAATAAATCAATAGGTAACTTATCAATCTTTACTATCATTTTTTATTAAGCTCTGGTTTTTTAAACCAGCCTGGAAGACCAATGTGCGGACGCCTATCATAGATATTATCTTTAGCTCCCGGTGTTGTACTATCATTATAATGTAAAAAAACTTGCACGCACTCTTTTCCTTTAAATTTTTTTCTCCAATGCTCTAAATCAATACCTCTATAAACTAACATATCACCTGGGTCTAATTGTACTTTAATACCTTTCATACCTTCTTTACCTGAAGGTTCTAAATATATGTCCCAAGGATCTCCACCAAGATTCATAGTAGTTGATATCTCACAACTAAATCTATCTTTATGTCTTTTTAATTCGTCTCCTTTTTTATATATTCTAACATAGCTATACGCAGGATATAATTTTAAACCTGTTGACTTTTCCATAATAGGTTGACATTTTAACATTAAAGTTTCCATAGCAATATCTGAATAACAACAATAAGTATTAGGAATCTGATGGTGTTTAGCTTCATAGAAACCAAGCATAGTTTCAAAAGGTGATATCTGTCTTTCTTTTATACAAGTGTCATATACTTGTTTTTTAACACACAAATAATTTTTTAAAAATAAAGCTAAATCTCTATCAATAACTTTTCTTATAACTAAATATTTATCTTTTTTAAAACTCATAATGATTCGTTAGTATGTGCACAGTTAAAACTCATGCCATATTTTATGGAGTCTTTTCTATGTCTCTTGCAACCATGTCTTAAAAAAGAACTAAAGAAAGCAAAAGATCCTGGCTCAGGTTTAATTTCTTCATTTATTTCAGGAAACTCTAACACCTGGGGATGTTTATTTAAATAAATAACCCCTGAAAAAAAATTACCATTATGAGCATGTTCTTTTGTATAATGACTTAAACCATTTCTTAGGCCCCATGACTCACGTAGTACGTATTTAAATTTCTCAATATCTTTATCTACTACATCAAAGATCTGCCAAATAAGTTTTAAAAATTCTATATCGTTATTAAAATAATTCCAACTAGTCATTCCGCCAACCACGTTAGTTTGAAATGAATTATTATCTTTTAACGCACACCCTGCATCTATTTTTTTAATAAAGTATTTAGAATCAATTGTATCAAACTTACCTTTGAAAAAAAAGTAAGGTTGTTCTATTTTGCTTATAATTTTTTTATCAAAATTCATCTTTAGCCATTTCTTTCGGTACAGCTTGAAGATTAAAATGTATGAATCTAAATGGATGTTTACCGTGATCTACAGAAAACTCATGTTCTAAAAAACCGGGAAATAGCATCAATGTGCCTGGTTTAGGTTTAAAATGAATTAAATCATTACCAGCTAACATCTGATCATTAGGTTTCATTTTTAGTTTTGTTGCTCTAGCACCAGTTCTGGGTTCATGAAATACTGGATAAGATGTTTCTTCACTACATTTTAAAAAGTAAAAACCTGATACGTGTTGATTCCAATGTACGTGTGCTGAATGATGACCACCACCTTTTTTAGCAAACTCTTGTACCCACATCTCACTAAATATTAAAGAATAGAGTTCCATATTATGTCCTTGTTTATCTAAAAAAGTCCACGCTTGGTGTCCAACATAGTTTCTAATATCCATAAACTTAGTGTCTTGAGTTAAAGGCGTCGAGTGATGACTCATTCCAAAATCACCATATTTTTTAATATAGTCTTTATTTCTTTTTATAGAATCTTTAATATATTTATCTGAAGCTTTATTTAAAGACTTAACAAACTCTGGTTTGGATTCATACCAAATTGGTGTTTTAAAATATTCTAATACTTCCATATTATTTAAATGGATATCCAAGGCTCCACATTACCAATGAATATCTAGTTCCTTTCGTTACTGGTTTTACTCTATGCCATACAAATGAGGGAAACACGACAATAGATCCTTTAGGAAGTATTTGTGTTACCTGTTTTACATGTTTAGATTCGTCTCTCATATTGGGATCATAGTCTCTAAAATCAAATTCTAATTCACCTCCTTCATACTCTGAACCATCTGTTAATTGACAAGTTAAAGAAAGTTTTCTTACTTTGCCATGATTTAAAGTATTGGGTTGATTGTATGGTTTAGTCCAACCATCGTTGTGCCAATCGTAATATTGATTAAGTTTATATTTAGTAAACTGACATGATTCACTTCTATCCCACTCATAATTCCAACCAGCTAATTCATTTGCTCTATGGACGTAAGGATGTAATTCTCTATATATCCATAACTCATCTAACCATGTTATATCAGAGTTTCTTTTACGTTTCATGTTTTGAATCTCAGAGTGTGTTAATTTTTTATTATCAAAACCACCCGTCTTAGCCATTCTTTCATCTTGTGTTAATCCTTGTTTAGTTATTAAATCACATATTCTTGGAGGAACAACAGATTTAAAATACCAACAATAATTAAATGCGTTCATAGGTTATAGTCTGTATAAAGTTTAAGGAATTTTTTTGATTATTTTCAATAGAGTAAGTGTTAGTAGATGGAAACATTACAAACATATTTTTTTTAAGATATATATTCCAAACTTTTCCTTTCTTTTTATTGTCATCAAAATTTATTTTAATTCTACAGTCTAATGTATTTATTCCATATAATAAAACTAAGTCAGCAGAATCATCTAAATTCATAGGATCTACATGGCTCAATGTTTCGGTTTTTTCATTTGGAATATAGGCGTTAGCCCAAGAGTCTTTATTTTCTATACTTACATTATGTTTAATTCTAATATGTTCTCTTACATAGGTATTTACTTTATCCCAGTCTTTACAAAAGTGAAAATCTTTTTCGTGATATAACGAGTCAAAAAGTTGTTTACAAAGATTTAAAGGATTTACTTCCCAACCTTCTGGCATTTTTACATCACCATAATATAGAACCTGTTCACTCAATACTTTCTTATGCATATCTTTTTATATGTTTAAAAAAGATAATAAATTATGCTAGTTTATTTGTCAAGTCCCAAGACTGACCAGCTTCATTCCAATCGTACGCCCATTGATGGGTTGTTGCATCATTTTGTGATTGTTGCTCTGCAGTTAATGCTGGTTGTTCTCCTATTGGAGAAACCCATTTTGCATTTGGTATATCTTTAACCCACGAAGGAAAATCTTTTTTTGGCCAAAAAATTTGATTACTTGAATCCCACTCAGCACCTATGGTTGCATAGTTTCCTCTGAATGGAGTGCCGCCTAATTCATGTTGATTCTCCCAAGTATTATAAGAAGTTTGAATCCAAAGATTTGCAGGCCAATTATTATGTGTTTCTAAATGTTGTTGTCCAGCAGCTTCAGTTGTAGCGTCTTCATCATTAACACGTAATACGGTTAAAACCACATTTTCTTCTGATATTTTTGCAAAGTGTGCCATAATTATTTAAATTGGTATCTTAGTACTACTACGCCACTTCCTCCCTGAGTATTATTTCCAGTGTTAGTTCTTTTAGCTCCACCGCCTCCAGTGTTTGCATCTCCTTGAGCTTTAGCTGCAGGGTCAGGACTTGGGGGACCTAATGAAGCACATCCTCCGCCGCCTAATCCGCCAGTACCGGTACCGCATGTTGGTGCTGCTCCAGCACCTCCACCAGCAAAATAAAAACCTGCTGGATTTGATTCTCCTACCGATGCTCCACATAAAGCTGCTGTAGGCCAAAATAATCCGTTACCACCATTTTTAGAAGGACTAGGATAGTCACCTCCGGCTTGACCGGCTCCGCCGCCACCGCCTCCGGCAGCTGTGCCTGGACCTCCATCTCCGCCATCATTTCCTTCAGGTGGAGTAAAACCTCCAGAGTTTCCAGAACCTCCAGTTCCGATAACACCTCCGCCACCAGAACCTCCTGGTCTACCATTCATAGTTTGAAAAGATGCTGCGCCTCCACCACCTGTTGAAGTGATAGGGGACATACTTGTATTGCTTCCGTCAGCACTTTCTGCATTATCGCTGTTAGAACCTGCTCCACCGCCACCTATTGAAATAGGATAGCTTGTGCATGCTGAAACTGGAAAACCTGTAGCTGATGCGTTTGTAAGAGAGTCAGTAATAAATTCGTTAGAGTATCTCATGCCGCCAGCGCCTCCGCCGCCGCCTGTTCTAGATCCTCCACCGCCACCGGCAACGATGACGTAATCAACTTTTCCAGGTTGACATGCAGGAACACACGTTACTGCAAAAGTACCGGGTCCAGTAAATACATGAACTTTATAATTTCCAACTTCAGTTACTGTTCCACCTGTTGCGACTATAGGATTTGCAAAAGCTACTTCTCCAGAACCAAACCCTAAGACTTGATAACCAAAAGATTTAGCTTTTCGATTTTGTATATTTGATGTGTTCTTACCGGATCCTGCTCCAAATGATCCTATTGTAGAATAAATGGTTTTTACATCTTTCATTTTTAAATTCCTTATGCGTCATTAGCAGAATCAGTAGTGTAGAATAGTTTTAGACCTAAAACTCTAGCTTCACCAGTAAACGTATCACTGCCATCTGCTGCGTCTCTGTATAATTGAAAATAAGATTGTTGATCATCTGCAGGTGAACCAGCAATTGTCATTGCGCTGCTTTCAGATGTTACTTGTTGATCTTCAACTGTTCCTATCCCTGCGTCTGTAATTTCTATTGCTGTTCCATAAGCAACATCAATAGTGTCACTGTCACCACAAGCGACACCTTGTAAACCAAATATACAGTTTCCTGTATTTGTTGTACTAGGTGACCAAAAAACTTGATAAGTCACAGTTCCTAAATTCCATGTTTTTGGCATAGCTATTGTAAATTGAGTATATTGTTTTGTACTAGCATCAAAATCAAATACTTTTAAATCTGGTCTTGTAGCTGTTGTTTCAACTAAAGCTGCGTCTGCAGGATTAGTTGTTGGTCCATACATAGCTGCAGCTGGAATCCATATAGTTTCTTTTCCTGCTATCTTGACAGCGGCTACTGTTCCGCCACCATCTTCAGCTCTAATTACTCCAGTTCCTTTTGTTATTAAATCAATACCAATGTTAGAGTCATCACCTGTTGCAGATAATTTTGGATTGTTTCCTGTAGCTGCGTTAGCTATTGTAAATTCATTGACAGCAGAACCTGTAGCTGTAAGTAAAGCTAATTCAAGTCCATTAGTGTCTAAGATCGAAGTTCCTATTTTAGGTGAAGTTAAAGTTTTGTTAGTTAATGTTTGAGTTCCAGTCGTTGTAACAAATCCAACATCCACAATATTTGGATTAGTTCCTGATCCAGTTCCATAAAGAAATTTTGTAGAAGTATCCCCACCAGCCCAAGTAACACTACTACCTGTACCAGAAACATATTTAAATGTTACAGCTTGTGAACCTGTTGTAGAATTTTTAACAGCATATAATTGCTGTACGTCTATAGGTATAGTTACATTTCTTGCACCTGTAAGTGCGCCTGTTAAATCAATAACTCTGTGAGCAAGAGTTGCTCCAGTTCCACCGTCAGTAACTGAAAGATCTGTATCTGCACCATCTGTTACTGCTTGTGTAGTATAACCACCAGCGAACTGCTCTATAATTTCTAAATTTGTATTAGTTTTTGTTCCCCATGTACCGGCGTTTTCACCAGTAGCCATTTTTTCAACACCTAAAGGTGTATATGTTGAAGCCATAATTTATCTCCTGCTTAATTCGTTATTTTTAATTTGTTTTATACATAATGTCAACATCATATATTATATTTATGGTGGAGTAACTTTACTCCAACTACCGCCTTGTGTAGCGGTTTTTTTACTCCAACTACCGCCTTGAGAAGGTGTAATTTTTTCCCATGCTATTGGACCACCAACTTGACCCACACTAACAGTTGCAGATAAACCTGTCAATCCTATAGACATTTCTGTAGGAGAAATTGCTCCTGTGCTTGCAGTTGCTGCAACACCAGATAATCCTATAGCCATATCAGCTACTGTTACTGAACCAATTGCAGAAGTTGCTCCTACTCCGGTTATATTAAATATTTGTGCATCACTAACAGTTGGAGATCCTACAGAAGCAGTAGCATCCACTCCTGTTAATCCCACTACATCTGCTGGCGCAATCGCACCTACTGAAGCCGTACCGCCCTGACCACTTAAACCTATTACCATTTCCGTTGGTGTAAGTGCTCCAATAGAAGAAGTTAAACCAAAACCTGAAATTTGTTCTGGTATATCTAAGTAAGTTGGTACAGAAGCTGTTGCTGAAACACCTGTTAACCCTACTACATCAGCAGGATCTAAGAAATATTCTCCACCCCATGCATCAGCACTCCATGTTTGATCTCCCCAACCTACAGCTGGAAGACTTGCTGTAAGACCATCGGGAGCTGTTAAAGATACAGTATTTACGTTTTGACCCCAGTCATTATCGCCCCATGCATTACGTCCCCAACCATCGGTTGCTTGCGCATATGTTAAATCTCCAAGAGAAACAGTTAGTCCTGTAGGTGCTGTTAATATAATTGTAGGATCATGACTATCACCCCAAGGTTCTTCACCATAGGCATCACGGCCCCATCCTTGTTCAGGATAAGCTATTAAATCTCCTACTGATGCAGTTGCACTTACTCCCGTTAAGGAAACAGTATTATCATTAAGTTCTCCCCATTCATTATATCCCCATGTTTGATAACCCCAACCTTTATTAGCTTGAGCTAAAATTTCACCTACTGAAGAAGTTAAAGTTGAAGGAGCGGTTAATGATTGAGTAACAGTATCAGATTCCCAAGAATTATAACCCCAGGTAGTACCGGCTTTATTCCAAGTATTAGCCATAAGGAATTCCTCCCTATGCTATACGAATTATCGCGGTAGTTGCTGCTGCTGCAGGAAATTGAATTGTAAAAGTTCCACTAGAAACTGTTTTGTCTCCGCCAAAAGCTACTGCACAGACTGCTGCGTCTGTTGAATGATCATCATTAAAAATTAAACATCCATTAGCTGTGAATGAAGCTGATGTCCAAGAGACATCTGCAAAATCACAAACTGCAGTTGATGAATCTAAAGTCGGAGTTACACTTGTTAAAGCTTTTCCTTTTGCACTATAAGCCGTTCCAGATGAATTTGTTATTTCATTACTTGAAGAATAAGCTGTTGTACTTGCTCCAAGAGTTGCAGAACTGGTATATAATGCTAAATTAAAAGTGTTTCCAGTAGAAGCTGTAAAATTATGTTCCGCTTCTAAAATTTCTTGTTTAAAGCTATTACAAATTGCCGATGTTATTGCCATAATTTATCTCCTATTATTGAGGCGGTGACTCGATTGGTATACGGATAGTACCATCTGTATAATCGTCTCGTCTTCGTCTCCCAATTTGCACACTTGCAAATTTTTGTAGTTCTTGTTTATATTTATTTTCATATAATGTCAACATATCCATTGGACCTTTTAAAAACCCATAGGCTTCCACCAAAGAAGCATAAAGTAGCCCTTGAGGAAAGTATTTGCTTATATAAGTCCCAGAAGTATTAGTCCCTAATCCTGTTGGCACTATATTTCCATGAATATTTATTAAATAATTAGCATCAGGTGTAGGAGCCATTATAATATTCCCTGAAGTGGTTGAAGCAGTTCCAGTCGCTCCCCCAAACATAGCATAATATTTAGGTAATCCTGTAGTATCTTGCCCTGTAGACCCACCTTCAGGACCAGTTAATTGTCCTACGTATTCATTTATAAAAGTTCTATCTCTTTTTTGAAGCCAAGTCGCTGGCCCTGTTCTAGAAGATGTTGAATTAAAAACTTCAACACCTCTTACAAAAACCATTCCTGCTGGTACTCTAACTGTATTAGCATCTGCAGCTAATGTTCCTGCGTACTCTACTCTATCTGAATCCATCGGAACATCATAAAAAATTCTATATTCTGCATTTTCAATAAATCTACCTAGAGTAGCACCACTGAAAACAGTACTGTCTACTTCAGTATAACTTCTAATGTCAGCTTCTAATTCTGAAAGTGAATATCCAGCCATTATCTCCAGCCTTTCTTAGCAATTTTAGGAAAACCTCTAATTAAACCACCTGAAGCTTTTTTATCAAATTTTTTCATTTGTTTTGAAACTGATGGTCCATAGTGTGCCCCTGGGATTCTTTCACCATAAGATGCTTTGTAGCTGGGATCTGCTGCCCAAGGTCTTCGTTCAGTAAATCCTTTTTTATCTAAAGGAACTCTATATCCTTTTTGAGGACCTTTAGTTATAATTTGTATATCTCCATACTTATCTTTACCTAAAGTTTTATAAAGTTTTTGATCTTTTATTTTTCCTATACCAACATTTTTCTTAGACCATGGTTTCTTAGGTTTAATTTTTTTTATTACTTTTTGTATAACTTTTAATACTGTTCCAGCCATTATGTTTGTATAGTTACCGGTCCAACGGACATCGGATAACCTCCTCCTGTTGCGACACTTGTCGCGTTTGTATCAGCGCTAAAATAAAACCAATCTGTTCCATAAATTCCAGTACCATTTGGACCAGTAGTATCAGTTGCACCGCTGACGTATTTACCTACAGTTATAGTATATCCTGC